TTTTGGATCGAGACGCTAGAAGAAAGAAATAGAAGAGTTAATCGTATGATTAATGAGGGTTTTTTAAATTCAATTATTTTTGGCGTCACAATAGCAGTATTAATTTTTGGAGTTTTGTTAGGTTTGGATTATTTGGAAATTATAAATTTGTTATAATGGAGTTTTTGATATTTATATTTTTTGTTTTTGGAGGTTGGTGGTTCACAAAATCAGTTAAAAAAAATATGTATGATCCACTAGATGAAAGAATTAAAAAATTAGAAGCATTAGCAATCGAGAATAAGTCAAAGAAAAGAAGTAAATATGACTAAATATTTAGATGAAGTTAATTTTTTACTTGAGTGTAATAAAAAATCATCTTTTTCAACATCTTATAAACATAGCGGTTCATCTATCAATATTATAGGAAACAGTGCATATCCTACAAGATATGAACTTCCCAAAGAAGTTGAGCTTCTTCAAGGTAGCAAAAACTGTTATGTAAGTATTTTTCCATCATCAAAAAAGCAAGATGGATTACTTACAGTATTTGAAAAAAGTGATAATGATGACAAACAGATGTTTTGGGAGTTTGTTTTAGATGAAGCTTCATTTGGAAGACTAGAATCTAATTTAATTAATAATGGTAAAGATTTTTTAGAAAAACTAAAAATACAAATTACTGTAGACAGAAAAGATATAGCAAAGTTAAAAAAGGGAAATTCTTCTCATCATTTGAAAATTATAGAAGCATCGGTGCATTTTAATTCAGTTAAAACAGATGAAGATGATTAAATGAGAAAATATTTATTAATTATAATTATGTTTGCTTTTACTAACACAGCTTATTCAGAAATAATTTTTAGAATAATTTGCGATAAACCTACAGGACAAAGAGTAGATAAGAGTCTAAGAAAATCAGATAATAAAGTTTTTCATAATGGATTTGAAAGTGATCGATTTTCAGATGATGACAAAATTGAATTTATATACGATTCAACTACCCCAGACCACATCCAAAGAATTTGGGGGAAAGATAACGAGAAAATCAAATTATTAGGATACAATGATGATTTCTATCATTGGATAGTTTTTGATAAAAATTTTGCAAATGGTTTTTATTGGAACCAATGGAACTTATCTATACCTGATATGTTTTTAATATTTCAAAAAGGTAATTCTCATAATGATTCACTTGGTTCAGGTTTAGCAAACTCTGTTTGGTATTCTCATTGTGAGAGAATTAACTAATGTCAGTATTAGAAATTATTATAGTTATTGAACTAGTGTATTGGAGCTACAAACTACTAGCTGATTAAATGAAAAAGAACAGTTACTTGAAAGATCAATTAGATGACATTAAACAATATGGCTACTCAAACCATGTAATGGGAATTCTTTTTACAATTTTCTATTTACATGTTTCAAAAAAACTACAATTAGAATTGAGTATTTTTACATGCGTGTATTGGTATGTTGCTTGTTTAATGATGGGTCATTTCGCTGTTCATAATGTGAACATGTATAAAGGAAAAAAATGGAAGTATGAAAAAACTAAAAACGACACTTACGTGGCTATTCCTGTTGCAGGCGGTGTTAATCTTATCACTTACGGAATACCAATTATGATATTAGATTATTTTTTGAAATTTTTATGAAAAAACTCCTCTTAGTAAGCCTATTCATGCTAGCTTTTATTGAAGACTCGATCGCAGAAAAAATACAATTAAAATGTCAAGGATTAGTTGGAGCAGTATTTAATGAATTTATATATGTAAATTTTGATGATAAAATTGTTGAAGTTGTTCAAGGATCCGGAGGAAATAAAGTAGAATTTGAAATTAGAAGTATAGATGAATATACAGTGGTATCTTGGGATAGGCCTCTAGAGAAAGGCGCCAAACATACAATTCAATCAGGTGAAGTACTTACTTATGATACCTATATTTCTGATTGGAATGAATGGTATAGTAAGGATTTTATAAAACATTTATGGTTTGTGAAGATTGATCGTTTAGAAGGCTATGTAGGAATAGGTGTAACTAAAGAACCTTATAAAATAGGTAAAAAAAACTATAGCATTGAAGAGGCATACTCTATGAAATGTGAAAAAAGAGGACTTTCTAAATTTTAATATGCTTGAATTATGGATTGCTCTTGAGCTAACTGCACTAGCTTATGCAATCTATTTAAATAATCAGTGATTGAGATATTGGACTTTATGTGTAGGATTTTGTAAAATAATTTTGTGAAAAAAATTATTCTTATTTTTGGTTTCATAGTTTCTTTTATTTCATTAGATTTTGGTCTCAACACATCAATAGCTCAAGTTTCGTGTAGCACAGACTCCTTTGGCATAACAAGGTGTAGCAATGGTCAAACATTTTCAACAGACTCCTTTGGAATTACTAGAGATAACCAAGGTAATTCTTGGAGTACAGATTCATTTGGTATAACAAGAGATAATAATGGTAACACCTGGAGTACAGATTCATTTGGTATAACAAGAGATAATAATGGTAACTCCTGGAGCACAGACTCTTTTGGTATCACAAGAGATAACAATGGAAATACCTGTAGTACTGATGCTTTTGGAATTGTGAGATGTTATTAGTTAAAAAATTATTATTAATAATTGTTTTAAAAATTTTATTTATCTCAAGTTCTTACTCACAAATAATATATAGAAATTGTAATTTAGAACCTAATTACGATAAAGGTGCAGAAATTCATATTGATTTAGAATCTAAAATTATAAAAGTAGTTAGCCCAAATGAAAGAGGTGTAGTGGTACACACTATAGATAAAGCATTTGGTACTGTTCTGATTTCATCCAACATCAAACATAGTTCTAATATGCCAGCAGACTTTCTAAAATTTTTTACTGATAATGCTTCAGTAGAAATGACATTAGATATTGAAAATCATTTAGTATCTTTGATTGTAGATACAAAACAAAATGCCTCCAATGAATTCAAAAAATTTATTGAAGAAAATGTTGAGAAGGGGGAATTACTAACATCAATTCAGGATACTTGTGATGTTGAAAATAATTATGATCCTATGCGAGAGAAAAAATTATTGAATGAAATAAGTTCATCAAATATTTCTACAAACTCAATAATCAAATTTGAGGAAGAAAATGTAAATAAATTAACTGATGCTGAAATGAGCCAGTTAATGAAAAAGATATACAGTTGTTGGAGTATACCGTTAGGTCTACCATCAAATGTAGACAAAACATTTAAAATTAACTTACAATTGAAAGAAGATGGCAACATTATTAGTGCTGAACATACAGCAGAAGATAAAATTAAAATGCAGTCTTCAGGGCAATCAAACTTCAAAGTTTTAGCTCAAAGTGGAATGAGAGCAATTAAACTTTGTGCTCCATATAGTTTGCCTAAAGATAAATATGAAGCTTGGAAAAATATAACTATTAATTTTAAAGCAGTTTAAATAAATGAAAAAACTGTTCTCAATAATTTTAATTTTTGGTTTATCGTTTTCTAATTTTGCTTATGGAGAAATTACAATTAGGTGCAAAATAGAGCATAATTCTAGAGATAAAGTTAAATGGTATCACCTTATAAAAGAAAAAATTTATTACAATTTTGATGATGAAAGGCTAAAGCGAATTAGCTCCAATACTGTAGATTGGAATGAAATTGATTGGTCTAGATCGTATAAAAAAACAATTAAAGTAGACGGAGAATATGCTTATGTAACGCACGAGTTAAAAGGAATTTATGTTTCTAAACTTCGCTTTCCAACAATAACAACTTATGAATTATTTATGTGGGAAGATTATGATGGGGGATATTTTTTTACTAATACGTATGTATTAAATTATGATGCTTACGAAGATTGGGTTAAATTAAATGATCCAAGTTTTGAAAACTTTATTAGTTGGAAAGAAAATTGGGATTCAAAAAATGATTGGCAAAATAAAGTAAAAAATACTCTTTATGCTAATGGTGAATGTAAAGAATTTTAAAATGATAAATTAATATGAAGAAAGCAGTTATAATTTTATTATTTTTTATTCTTTCAGCGTCAGAACTAATTGCTATGACGCAAAATCAAATGATGATTATCAATCAAGTATTAAATGTAGATCAAGGTAAAATTACAAAACAAATGCACGCTGACTTTTGGAATGATGTACCAGATAAAGATGACATTATTGGTTTTATGGAAACTTCAGGACTAATGGCCAAGTTGACTAAAGATGGTATGAATTATCAAAAAGAACTTTGGAAAACTGCATTAATTTCGTATCAAACTAAACAGGTTTTTAAATCTGATGATTATTTAAAAGCCAAAGATATCGTACTTGATTTTATAAATAGAGTTTCAAAAAATATACCTAACCAAGAGGAGAGAGAACAAGTTATAATGCAACTAAAAGTATCAATGCAAAATTCCGATGAACTTATAAGATCAGCAGCATCAAGAACCAACTTTCAATCTTTACAAGGTCCAGTTATAGAAATATCTGAGGATAGAATTAGATTCATTATAAGCAATATTGAAAATTCATTTGAAAGAATTGATAAACTCCTAAATCCAAATTGGGAAAATTAATGAAAAAGCTTCTCCTAATATTCTTTTTTACTGTCTTTTTATCTTCAAACCTTTTTGCTGACAAAAAAGTAGATCAAGCATTAGAAAAATGTGCTGATGATAGGTATATTAATAAAACGGAGATTTCTAATTTTTCAACTATGCTCTATTTAGTTCAACCTAAATTCAAAGAACTAAAAAATGAAGAAAAAGAACTCCTGCAAAAAAAAAATCAAAACACTAAAAAATTTAATGAAGAATATGATAAATGGTTATCACAAAATCCAAAACCTAAAATGCCATCTTATAGTGATAATGCAAATAAAGTTTATACAATGGAACAGTATCAAGAAAAAAATGAAATTTGGCGAAAAGCAGACTACGAAGCTATGATCGAAATAGGTAAAAAAGTTATTTTACCAACTTCTAATAGATTAAAGCAAATTGAGATAGAAACAGATATTTTTATTCGACAACAAGCTTCAAAATTTATCAAAGACTCTGATTTTGATCTCAAATCAAAAGCTAAAACTGTTAATGGTTATATAGATCACTACACTATCTGTGAACAACAATATCAACAAACACCTAGTAGTTTCATATTAAAATGGGGTGAGTAGTGAAAGATGATCCAGATATAATTAGATGGTCACAACTCAAAAGTTTTGCAATTAATGTTTTGGGTTGGATGTTGGTATATGGAATTATAGGATGGTTAGGTGATATAGGCAGTCAACATTCGACATTGAATAGATTGTTAGTTTTATTTGGTATATCTGTATTTATGGCATTTGTAATAAGAAGAGATTAATTATTTCTTGAATTGATAGATCTTACCAAGTTCTTTAGCAGTACTTATTGTGTCCTCTAATGATGGTTTATTATAGTATTTTTCTAAAGTTCGAATGTCTTTATGCCCGGTTATTTGTGTAGCTCTAGATGGACCAAATAATTTAGCACCTATTGTAGCAATAGATTTTCTGAATAGTTTTTGAGCACCTAGAACACCTGTGTCCTTTTCAATGGCTTTCCAAACGTCACTCAAATAGTGATATCTAGATTTATCTGAATTACAGAATTCAACATCACCATATTTTTCTATAGCAAAATGTGGATTAGGAAATAACCAGGGTACAAACTTCAGTTTATTGTGTTCTGGTTTACGTCTTTGTTCCTCAAGACTAATCAATACCTTTTTTATATTGTCGTTAACTATTACTATCTCTGGTTCCTTACGTGATTTTACAATGTTTGCAGGCAATGTAATTACTTCCGGGTTAGGTACTCCGAAGTGATTATATAAGTTATCAATTTTAATTTTTTTAACTTCTTCTCCACGTCTTCCCGAATAAGCCATAAATAAAATAGCTTCAGCTTTAAATGGATATTGATCTTTTAGTTTCCAAGTACTATCTAAAATTCTTTCAAGCTGACTGGTAGTAAAAGCCATATTATTATATTTACTGGTCCTAGATATTTTCTTCATTGAACTTTGAATAATCACTCCACCGTTTTCTATTCTGGTTGGATCAAGTTTATCTTCATCTGAAACAAGATTTAGTTTCTGTGCAATTCTGTATAAATATTTAAATGCTTTCAATCTGTTAGTTCTAGCACCCTCTGATGATCCTTTATTGCACCAAGTTTGCACAAGTTTAACCGTCAAGTCGTCTATAGGTAATCCTCCGATTTGACTGTCATAAATACTTCTTTCTTTATCATCTTCACAATCTTTATAAGGGGGGAATTTTTTAAATAATCTGTCCCAAGTCATATCATCTTTGATTTCGATATAGGCATTTTGTTGGTTATCCATTTTAAAAGATAAATAGTTTCGTCTTTCATTCCATCCAAATAATATTTGGGAGTACTGTTGAATACTTTTAATATCAATTGGGTTATCATATTTCTGTTTAGGAAATCCCTCTTTAGCAATCAACTCAATGACCTGTCTTATCGTGTACTGCTGTAAATTTTCTAAATCCTTTTTTGTGACATTTTCTTTATTTGGATTTTGATTCCATCTTCCGTATCTGTCTTTATACTTGTCACATAAAGTTGAAACATAGTTTTCAATCACGTGTAGACTTGTGGGACCAGAATATATTCCACAACTGTGAGTGAATACTTTATTGATACATCTACCAATTATAACAAATGATTTAACACCAGTTTTAGTATTCCACCGTAGGTGAAGACCTTTTAATCTACCAGAGGTTTCAAACTTGAATTGGATATTACCCTTTAGGTGCCTAAAGTTCTTCTCTAGGTTTTCTATAGTTTTAGCTCTCCAAGGCAACACCAAGGCAACATTTGTCTTTTTTTTTAATACAACGTCCATACTGTCTAGATAGGATATCTATTAAAAAAGTCAGCACTGGCAATAAATCTTGGTCCTCACTGGACCTCTGGGAAAGGTAGAAAATTGCTTTTTATAACATTTGCAATCCTCTGCGTAACCATTCCGCCACGTTGCCATTTAGATAGTTCGCTCTAGTTCGTGTACTAATACCAACGTTTTATTTTATATCAAGATTTTTAATCTCAAATACAACTTACATTATTCTCTCAAGGCAACACCAAGGCAACATTTATATAAAAAAGTAGGACCCAATTGGGTTCCAAAAATTGAATCTTTTTTAAATAATCGATTCAAACTGTAGAAATACACTTTAGATAATATGACATACTTTACTATCATTCACTCATTCATAAGCATTAAAAACTTTCCAAATATTTCTAAAAATTGAAAGAAAGTTTTATTTTAGTAAAGGTGAAATAAAAAAGGGTCCAGGGGAGGTAAGGCCAGAAAAATTATAAAAATTTTAAAACTTTTTGAAATGTATGACCTGGAGTTTTTAGTAGGTTATGGACGCCAAATAAAAGATACATCCAGGTCACACACAAAGTGTACTATTAATGATGTTTGTAATTTAATAGTTAACCTAAAGTTTTACAAATAATGTTGATCCTATAAGTTTCCTATAAGTTTCTAGTAGTAGCTTTTAGTCGGCTTTGAGTTTAAATCATTGTCCTCGAGGTACTTGTCGTATTCATCCTTTAAAGGTGTCTCTAAGGTCCTCCAAGGCGTCCTAAAGTCGACTATAGGGGTACTATTATACCTATTAACAAAACCACCATAATTTTTAGGAATAGTTTCATTTAATCTTTCTTGCAGTTTTTCCCGCTTCTTCTGTTTGGCAATCTCAATCGCTTCAGGCAATAACTCTTGTACATCTTCAGATACATTATGTTTTAATTTAGCCAACATTCTTATCTCATTAGTTCTTTGAAACTGTGGTTTATAATTAGGGTTCTTACTATTGAAGTGATTGCCACGATTTCTAATTCGCTTTGTACCTAGGGACATGGGCTTTATCTTTTCTTGCTTTGGACCGACCTTTGTATCCCCAGTGAATAAATATTTTCCGTCTTTTAAAATATACTGGTCCTTCAGGTGTCCTCGTTTCATACGTTTTTTCAACGTGTCTACGCTAATACCTAAAGTGTTGGCAAATTCTGATCTGGTTAAATTGTAGTTTTTGTTGTTCATAATGTTAGTCTAATAATGTCCCCATTTTATTGGACCAGGGAAACCTAATAAAGTCTTATTAATCCTATAAAAAATACTTTATTAAATCCATCAACCCATCAACCCCATCAAGTTAAATCTATATCAGAATTGTAGGGGGCTTCCGGAAGCCGGAATCAATATATATTAGTTTAATCATTTTATTGATTGGGATGATGGACCGATCTAATCCTCTTTCTTTAATAATTCAAAAAAGTGATCTAGAGTGATTACAGCTAGTGGTTGTGATCTATTCTTTTTAATAACTAAAAGGGGTTCTCTGTGATTATGGCCGGTGCTTTGTTTAAACTTTTTATACAAACCAATATACTGTTCAGTATTGGAGCATTCTGTAGCATACGGAAATACCTTTTTAGCAGTTAGTGATAGTAGTTTAACATCTTCACCATTTTCACCTACAGTAGAGGTTCTAAGATCATTATTATTTAGATTAAATATTTTAGTAATTTTTTCTTTTACTAAGTTCTGTAAATATCGAGCTTTATTTTGTCTGCTGTTTTGCTTCATAAGTTTATTTCTTTTTCTAAATAACCTGGCAGTTCTTTGATGTTATCTCGTCTTTTGGAACCTGTGATGGTGTCTAATCTAAGGTGCTTAGAGTGGAATGAGTGTTCCCAATAGATATCACCAAGTTGACCTTCAGTTTTATTAATTAACTCTTGGCCATCCATATATTTAAAATTTCTAATTAAATATGCTCTAGGGTAGGTACGGCTATGTTGAATCGTAATTTGTTTGGTATGTTTACCGTTGCCCCATAAAATACAATTCTCCTTACACCAATTAGTAATTAGGTCTAACGTCACAAACTCTTTACCTAATAACGGATCCAATTTTATGAGTGAATACAGGTCATTAACAATTACTAATCCACACCAATTCAAGTCAGTTATATACTCAGTGCTAACTACTTTTGATCTATCTTTACTAAAGTTATCAATAGTTTTGATCCAGCCATTGTGATTGAATGGCCACTCATTAGCCCTAAGTCGTTCATCTAGTAATCTATGAATTACTGGTTTACTAGATTCTACAACCTCATAAAAATCTTCAGTCTTAGGTGCATTTCTCTGAAACATTTTTATATCTTTTATTTCAACATTTTGAAAATGATGCAGTAAGTAAGACAGTTGGTCGGAGTCATTTTGTAGAGCATCTAGAATTAAATCCTTATAACCTCCCTCTAATTTTGAAATTATTTCGTCTTGAGTATGTTTAATTTTAATTATGAAATATCTACGGCCTTCTTTTGTTAAATGTAGACAATCATCCTCATTAGAGAAAATCATAAAGTTTGCGAAGAATGGTATTTTAATCTGGGGTTTACCTTTTAGTTCGATGGTTAGTACATCATCAGTTATAAATTTCTTTAATGAGTTGGTTGCAGATTTGATATTTTTTCTAGAACTCAAATCTAACTCATTGATAATCCCAAATTGTAATCCAAGTAATACATTAGAGAACTGATTTATCATTTGGGAAAATTCTAACTGAGTATTACAATTATGATGCCCGAGTAGTGCGGATATAAACTTCGCCAACAATCCTTTACCACCTCCCTCAGGACTAATTATTGTTGGTGTCCATCTAACCTTTAAACCTGGTTTTTGAACCATTAATGCAATAAATTGTTCAATAGTATCCCAGTGTTCACCGAGGAACCATTCATAGTATTCTAAAACTTTACTACAATCTCCAGGTTTAGCTTTAATGTGTGTTGGATAATACAAATTATAATACATTCCCTCCCTTATAGCTTCATGTTCACCAGGTTTAACTTCAACAACCCCTGGATTAATTCCCGCGTGAGTAAAAACACTATGTACTTTTGTCATGTCCTTATTAATTAACAATTCATGTGATAAAGATTTGCCTTTAGTTTGATGGAGGTTCCAATCATTAATTTGAATTTTGCTTAGAATTTCTTTTGTATCAGTTTCTATAAAAGAGGTGATAGATCTGACATAGATATAATGTGCTAGAAATCTTTCAATTTTACTTTCAAATTCTTTTTTATTTATAGATTTTTCTATAGCTTCAATTTCTTCCTCGTAGTCTTCAGGATTAAATTCTTTGGCATTTTTAATAAATTCATTGAGATTAAATTCTTTGTGATAAACTTCATCAGCTACATCAAACCCCTCAGGGAAACTGTCTACAGAGACGATTTTAATATTTTCTGTAATGTCATTCTCTAAAAGTATGAGAGCAACTTGAACCATGGCTTTAATGCCCGGTTTATCATTATCTGGAAATAGAATTACTTCTTTATCTTTTAGAGCATTAAATGTAGTTTTTTCTACCTGGTTTGAACCACCTGACCAGGTTGTATGTGTAAATTCAGGCAATATTTTATTAGCATGAATTACAGCTTTTTCTCCCTCATGAATAATTGCAGTTGTTGCTTCTTTTAGTTTCTGTATTTGAAATAAAGGTCTGCCATTTTCCCAAGCTTCTTTAACCCAGTCTTGGGTACTTTCATCATAGGAGTAGGGAACAAATAATTTCTTTCCATTTTTAGTTTGGTTAGCTTCCTTACGAACTATATAAAATGCAGTAGCCCCAAACTCATTATTATATTCAAAATAATCTCTATTACGAGTATCAGAATATTTAGAAAGATTTCTAACTTCATTAGGCATAGAACCATTTCCAGGGTAGCCAAATTTTCTTTCTAATTTTTTAGATTTAGTTTTAGTTCTTTTATATTGTGAATAATTAATGCTCATTTTTTATTTCCTCTTTAGTTTTTAATTCTGGTCTTTTCTTTTTACGTAAGGTTAGTTGTTCAATACGTTTGCCACTCTCGAGCTGTTTGGTTAATACATCTAGCTCAAAATCATTTTTGTATTCCATCCTTTTGGTAGCGGTAAATTTGATTAGATCATTCTCTGTATCAATGTCCATTTCTTCACACATCCAGGACCATCGCAACATTGCGTTAGCCTTACGGACATCTTCCTCTAAATGTTTTTGATTTTGTTCGTAGACTTTAGAAATTTCTGCAAAGTGTAAAACTTGTTCGTTATAATGAGCTCTATCTGTACTGATTAGTTTTACAAGTTCGATATACTGATTATAGAAACTACAGTAGGTTTTATCTAGTTTATCAATATATCCCTCTTGATATCTAATGATTGATATTAGGTCTTTTATCTTTTGTTTATATCTTACTACTTGTTTTTTCTGCTGTGCTGTCATTAATTACACTCCTTGTGGGCATTAATGACTTACAGAAAAATATAAGATGTTCGATTGTCTTAGCCTTAGACCAGTGTTCGCCTTGTGGTGCCAATCTTCTAGAGCATTCATCAAGTTCAGAATAAGTGCTATTCTTTAAAGAGACATTCTTGTAATTATATTTACAAGTCATTTGTACCTCCGTTGTTTTTGGTTAATTGATTTAATTTCACTTTCTGGCCCTTTCTGTTATTACCGAAAATTCTAGGTGCTAAAGCATTTAACCCCGAAGTCTCTCGGATAATTCTTTCTCTCTCACGCTGTTCCATCATTTTATAAAAATTCTGTTCTAAACGAATTTCTTCTGCAGTTTTTTCAGGTGGTGATAGATCTGGTATTGATGGAATAATATTCATATCAATATTTGATGAAGTAATTGGTTTTACAAATGGTTTAACTTTAGGCTTTACTGTTTGTGTGACTATAGGTTTCACTGCCTCATTATTCTTTTTAACTGTAGGTGAGTATTTTTCAAAAGTACCATTCCACTTTCTAGCTTCAGCAACATTTTTAAAAGCAATATTTCGGTCCTTATTTGAAAATAAACCAGTAGTGCTGTCGTATTTAACCATCATATCATCAGCTTTTACATCACCGAACTCGACCATCTTCTCATAGATAGACTCTGGTTTAATAATCGGAGGAAGTGATTTTTTCTGTTCTTCAGCTTCAATTTTTTGTTTTAATTGGTTTTCAGTCGTGAGCTCATTGTTTGCTACAACAACATTAGAGCCATCATAGACCACTGTATCTAAACCATATCTTTTTCTGGTATTGAGACGTCTTTCCTCAAGCTCTTTTTTTTGCTTTTCTTCAACTGCTTTGACTTTGTCGGGTGAGCTTGGTCTAGTCAAATAAGCTTTCATCTGATTATATTCGTGTATCTTCATTAGATTACTTTCCGCTTTTCACCCCGCTTTAATTTTTTAGCTTTTATGGTTATGTTTGCACGTGGTCCAACATCTTTAAAAAACTGATTGTATGATTTTGGACTCATCACTAGTTTAGTGGAAGATTGAAATAGTTTTTTAGGTGCTTTTACAATTTGTTTTAAAATTTTTTTGTCATTTTTTTTAACCATTATCTATTACCCATCTTTCCAAAAGGGACGCCGTCTTTATCCATCCCTTTAAAATATAATTTTACACCACGTACTAATTCTTTAACTGATCTTGGTTCATAACCATTTTCAGATATGAAGATTGCCTTGAGTTGACCTGGTGTTAATCCAGAAAAATCTACAAATCCACCGTCAGAAAATTTTGCAATTTCTTTTAATTCCTCTACTGGTGTTATTGAAATCCAATCATCATAATTTCCAGGGAACCCATTATCTTTTGCTTCTTGAAATGCCTGCTCAAGTCTATTCATAAGCTCTAATTCAATATGGTTCATAGGATCTTTTTCAGCCACTTTAATTGACTCATTAACTGTCGGTGCATTTTCTAATGGTTTGTCAATGTTGTTAATAGTTTTCATAATTTACTCCTTATTATTTTCTGGGATGTACCATTCAAACCCTTTGTAAGAACCTTTGTCATTTTCATACTCATATTGTTTAAACAGCTTCCCTTTGTGATAGACCATTAATAATTCATTTTTGTTTATCGGGTTGTAATCGACAATCTTATCTACATTGCGTAGATCTAATTTTATCTTTTGAACGATTTTATGAAGTGTTGTAGGAAGTACTTTGGACATTATGCAATCTCCTCATCTGCAACGGCTTCAACTTTATCAAATCCTTGAATGGCCGTATTACCCTCCACAAGCTTTTTCACTTGGACTGCAACAAGTCGTAGAGTACATCCTAAACCAGTTCCGGCTACATAATAGCCAACTGGCTTATAATTAACTCTGATAATAGAACCTCCCCAAATATTCTTGTCTAAATCATCTAGGTTATGATCTACTAATTTAGGTTTAAATTTAGTTTTGAAATGAAATTGAACTCTACCATCCTCAAGCTGTTTATAGGGTAGTGGGGCTCTTTCAAACTTATCCGTCTTATTTGGATGTTTCAGATTTTGTATTTTTAATTCTTCAACAATAACATTGTTGATAATCTCGATGTCTTTTTGAGCTTCCTTGAAGTCAACCAGAAGTTTCACCTGGTAAATACCCTCGCTGTTAAATTCAGTATCTGGGTTATTTAAATGGGGGAATGAAGCTTCACCCCAAGCACTTTTTTCTGTAGTCGTCATTAGTTAGTACTCCTCTTGAGTTTAGTTATGTTAGTTTTTAAACTATCAACTTCTTTAATCTGATAGTCATACTGGACGGGTGCCTTGATTTTATTTTCAATTAACCAATTTAAAAATGATCTTGGTTCAAACATATTTTGTCGAACACCATCAATTCTGAATAAACCTAATTCATCTGCTGATTTACATTCAGCAATATATCTCTTGATGGTAGTTTCCGAGATATTGAATAAAGCTATTATCTCTGACTGTGGATAATAAGGTTTATCAAATTTATATTCCGATATTTTTATATTAACGTCCATATACTCGTAATATAATTATTAATACGATAATGTCAACGTACTACGAGTAAATATTCGTAATTATTTTATTTGATTTTATCTATGATTTCTTGGGGGATGAGCTTATTAGATGAGTGTTCTTCTTTGTAAAATCTACTTTTAAAGAAATGTTTTTGTCTTTTATCACCAACCAATTTAAATAGATTTTCAGCTTCTTTTAATTCGTTCAGTTTTTTAGGGTTAAAAGAGTAGGCAGTATATAAATCTTTAAACTTCTTTGAGTTAACCACTTTAAAACAAGTATCTTTCTTTTTACCTATTGCATTGCTTTTGTATTCTCTATGACGTTCCCACAAATACATTGTAAATCTCAAAATCTTCCATTCTGTACGAGGGTGAGAGGGGTCAATTCTTGAGCTTTCTATAACATATCCTAAAGCTTCCTCTGGTGTAATCTCGTGTTTCTTTAGATAACCCTCAAGGGCACCTAGAGTGACCTCACCAGATTTGTTTCTGTATTCACTTGGGATTAAATCTTTATCATCTTTCTTCGCCATAAAATAATACGTATATATTTTCGTAATTCTGTCAATATTATTTTCATTAACTATGATTTTATAAGCTTATTTTGATAGATAAAATTGATTTATATTTTTGATTTATTTTGTTAGAAATTAGAAATGAGTTTAAAAAAAATCTCATTATTGATATTTTTTTCTTTAATTATAACTGGATGTGTTACAGCACCAGAACCTTTAACAAAAAAGAATTCTGATTTAACCCAAGGTATGGTTCAGATGAACCTCGAGGTAGGCAAGACCTCTAAAGCAGAAGTTTTAGAAACTTTTGGTGCACCCAATATAACCACAAGAGATGGAAACGGCGATGAAGTTTGGACTTATCAAAGACAGGCTCAAGCAACTCAATCATCTTCACAAGATGGATATTGGACAATTATATTCGCGGGCAAATCTTCTAGTGCTTCAGGTTTTGAAACTTCATCAAGAATGATTACTCTAATAATTAAATTTGATAATAAGGATATTGTCACTGATTTTAACAGCAGAGAATCAAATTTTTAAACTGATATGAAAAAAACAATTATATTATTTCTTTCATTATTTCTAACTTTATCAGCTTGTCAAATGGAACCAGAAATAAATTTAACTCCACTTGAAATCCAATCAATGCAATCAAGAGCATACGATAAACCGAAAGACATTGTTTTCCCAAGTGTAATGTCCGTGCTTCAAGATCTAGGTTATTCAATTAAAGTTGCTGATATAAACACGGGATTAATTACTGCAGAAAGTACCGCTAAAAGTAATCTTGCTATGAAAGTTTGGTTAGGTATTGCGGAGGTTTCTCAAACAACTGCAGATGCATTTATTGAAGAAGTTCAAGGTAAAACAAAAGTTCGAATAAATTTTATCAATGTCGTTAAACAGTCTTCTAGTTGGGGACAGAATGACAGAGAAGACAAGCAAATTTTAGACCCAGTACCTTATCAAAATGCTTTTGAAAAAGTTGAAAATGCAATTTTTGTAAGATCTGGTTCATAAATTAATTTTAAATTTATGGACAGTAAAAAAATAGCAACCTATTTATCTTTATTTATTGGTTTAGTAGTTCTTTTAATTACATTTTTTTTAACCCATAGAGGAGGTATTGCCTTTACTTCTGAAATTAGAGATACAGAATTTTATTACGTTTTTAGAAACGATTTTGATATTAGAAATAGAGATTTAGTTAAATTTCTTTGGTTTATATTTTTAATTGGTTTTGCATTTTGTTGGTGGCAATTACGTAATTGTATTACAGGAATACTTTTAAAATTTCATAAGGGACTATAGATGATTTGGTGGATTTGTTTTATACTCGTATTATTCACAATAACTTCTTATTGTTGGCTACTTGTCAAGCCATCTAAAAACAAAGGTTCTAAAAAAAGTGGCTCAGATGAAGAGTGGCGAAATGATCCAAGATTTAAATAATGTTATATTTACTATTCATAATAATAGCTTTACTAATTTCACTCATTCATTCAATTCAAACAAGAGTTTGGCAAGAAGAAACTTATCACCTGGAAAATAGACATTTACCTAAAGGTCATTCTGGAAAATTAGGAGGTTTAAAAGGTGAAAATTTTTGGATCGAGACGCTAGAAGAAAGAAATAGAAGAGTTAATCGTATGATTAATGAGGGTTTTTTAAATTCAATTATTTTTGGCGTCACAATAGCAGTATTAATTTTTGGAGTTTTGTTAGGTTTGG